CCGCTTTATCTACTTTAAATAGTTATAATGAAAATTATAGTAATACAACAGTAAGGCAAAAATTACAAACCTTAACAAGTAATACTAATTTAATAACTCCATTAATAACACACGGAACGCAATTATTTTATAATAGTGCAAGTTCAGCTTACGTAAACGATACGGGAAATTTATATTATCACACGGGAACAAATCACGATCACGGGGTTTTTTGGAATGACTTAAAATATGCTTTAAGATTACAAGCTATTATAGATGCTATTGAGTCAAAATATTCTATAACATTTAGTAACGATTTTTTTAATGACTCTTCTAATACGACCTTTCATAATTTATTTATGTGGTTACATAGAAAAAAAGGAGACGTAGAGCCGGCCGAACAAGTCTCAATAAACTTTGCACAATTAACTCTTTGGAGTCCGCATAATACACCTAGTCCAAGATTATTTACCGCTAACGGAGCTTTGATAGTTTCTAGTAGTTTAGTTACGTATCCAAGTAGCGTAGATACATTTAGTTTAAGTTTGACTCCAACAAATACAAGTACGAGTTACGATATACAAATATTTAGAAATGGATCTTTATATTTTTCAAAAGCTAATAATACGGGTACTACTCTTTTAAGCGAAACAGATTTTACAATGACCGCCGGTAACTTTACTTTAAAAGTAGGAACGGCTGACGCAAGCGGTATAACTTTTAATACTTCTAATATCGTTTGGGAGGTTAGCGGAACAGAGGGTGGAGAAAGTTTATCAAGTAGTTGGACGGATATTTGGAGGAATGGATCTCAATTATCTACCTCTACTACGTTTGAGTTTGTTATAACCGAACAGATCCCAAAAATGAAAGTATTAGAATTTTTGACCGGCCTTTTCCAAATGTTTAATCTTACGGCTTTTGTAGACACAGACGGAACAATAGTAGTTAGAACTTTAGACAGTTTTTATAATGCCTCTACTACAACTTGGGATATAGACGAGTTTGTAGATGTTCAGTCTAGTACAGTAGATCTAGCTTTGCCTTACAGAGAAGTACAATTAGGATATAAAGGTTTAAATACATTTTTAGCTAAACAATATGAACAATTAGAGAATAAAGGTTGGGGGACTTTAAATTTTACTTTAGATAATGCTAAATACGACGCTCCGGAGGAAAGTTACGCTATTGAGTTACCTTTTGAACATTTACAATATCAAAGATTATTAGATGCAAACGGAGGAAGTGCTAAAACTATTCAATGGGGTTGGTTTGTAAACGATAATCAAGAGCCTACATATAGTAAGCCTTTATTGTTTTATGCAATAAGACAAACAGGAGGAACAGGATTATCATTTAGAAATTCATCTAATACCCACCAAGAATTAACTAATTATATTATACCCTCAAATAGTTTAGCAATATCAAGCTCTACGAGTACGACAAATATTAATTTTAGCTTAGAACAAAACGAATATACTTTAGATACTTCGTTTACCGGAACATTATTTGAGAATTTCTATAAAAATTATCTAACAGATATTTATAATAATAAAAGGCGTTTAACTAAAGTCAAGGCATATATTCCATTAAAAATGATATATAATTTAAAATTGAACGATAAAATCTCGTTAAATAATAACAATTATAGGATTAATAGTATAACAACAAATCTAACTACCGGAGAGAGTAGTTTAGAATTACTTAATATAGTATGATAAAAAACATAATAGATTTACTACAACTCTGTAAAGGAGAAACTGAAAATATTAGAATAGCTCAAGGTAAATACGCTTTACCTACTACATTTAAACAAGCGTATAAACAAATAAAAAAGGATCTTAAATGGCAGTAGTTTCTAGAGAATATGAGTTAAAGATCTCAACGGCCGACGCTCAAGCTAATATAGATGAGCTTAATAAATCGTTTCAAGCTAGCGAAGATCTTATTATTGACTTACAACAAGATCTAAATAAATATAATAAAGAGCTTGATAAAACGACGGGTAACTCGGGACGAGCTATGCAAAAGAGATCCGTCTTAAATAAAAAAATAAAAGAAACTAAGGCCGCAATACAAGAGGAAAAAACCGCTTTAAAACAAATCAATTCAGAGCGTAAAAAAAATAACAAAGTAATTGAAGATAATACGAAAGCAACTAGAGATTATTCGGGGGTTGTAGGTATTTTAGATCAGCAAACAGGGGGATTAATAAGCGGTACTAAAAACTTAACAGGATCTTTAGCCGGAGCTACTAAAGGATTTAATTTAATGAGAGTAGCTATAATTGCTACGGGTATTGGAGCTTTAGTGTTAGGAGTTGTAGCTTTAGGAAAAGCCTTTACTTCTAGTGAAGAGGGACAAAATAAGTTTGCTAAGATAATGACTAGAATATCGGTTATAACCGGTAACGTCTCAGATGTCTTAGCTCGGATAGGTAAAACCTTAATGTCAGTTGGTAAAGTTATAGGAACTGTATTAACGGGAGACTTTAAAAATTTAGGCGGAGCAATAGACGATCTTAAAAATAATTTCTCTGAGGTTACTGAAAAGGTTAAAAACTTTGGAGAGGAAACTAGAAAAGAATTAGAACTAGCAAATCAAATAGCAGACGAGAGAGCAAGAGCGGATATACTAGACAGACAATTACTTTTAGATAGAGCGGAGGCTACAAGAAAATTTAATGAATTAAGAGAGAAAGCAGCCGATAAAGAAAACGTTTCTATTGAAGATAGGATCGCAGCTCTTAAAGAGGCCGGTAGGATTGAAGACGAAATAACTAAAAAAGAAATTGAGGCCGCAGAAATAAGATTTAAAACTAAACAACTAGAAAACAGTTTAAGCGACTCAACTAAAGAGGATCTTGACGAAGAGGCTCAACTACAAGCTAGATTAATTGAGTTAGAGGCATCAAGACTTAAAAAGCAAAAAACACTTACCGCAGAAATAACAACTAATTTAAGAGAGGCGGAGTCAGAAAGAAAACGTATAGAGGCAGAGGCTAGAGCGGAACAAAAAGCCGCAGACGCCGAAGTAGAAAAAGAGAGAAAAGAAAAAGAGGCTAAAGAGCTTGCAGACGCTAAGGCTTTATCAGATCTTAAAAATCAGATTAGAGACGCTGAGGCAGTTACCGAAGACGAAAGGAGAGAGTTAGAAATTACTAAAACTACCGAACATTATCAAAATCTTATAGATCTTGCTAAAAAGAATAATTTAGATACTACTCATTTAGAGTCAGCTCTTGCAGAAAAAATAAAACAAATAAGAACAAAAGGAGCCGAAGAGACTAGCAAAAACGAGACATATTGGGAAAATTTAACTCAACAACAAAAAGCACAAATAGCTTCTCAAGGTTTCGCTAATTTAGCTACTATATTAGGAGAGGAAACCGCAGCCGGAAAAGCTGCCTCTATTGCAGCAACAACTATCTCTACATTTCAATCGGCTCAAGACTCTTATAAATCTTTAGCGGGTATTCCCGTAGTTGGCCCCGCTTTAGGTATTGCAGCAGCCGGAGCAGCTATTGTAGCCGGTATTAAAACAGTCAAAAAAATTGTAGCAACCCCCGCTCCAAAAATACCCGGAGCAAAGGGAGCAGCTACCGCAAGCTCGGGAGTAGTACCGTCGGCTCCACCTTTACCAAATCCTCCTAGTATAAATTCAATAGGAACAGGGGGGGTAAATCAGTTAGCCGCAGCAATAGGAGAAACAGAGTCTCAACCCGTTCAAGCCTTTGTAGTAGCTAACGACGTAACTACGGCTCAAGGTTTGGAAAGGAATATTATAGACGGAGCCTCTATATAATACAAAATAAATTAATTAAAACGTTATACAATTATGAAAATAGTCGAGTTAATATTAGACGAAGATCAAGAGATAACCGGAGTCGAGGCAATTTCAATAGTAGAAAATCCCGCAATAGAAGAGGACTTTATAGCTTTAGAAAGTGAAGAGTTTAAACTTGCAGAGGTAGACAAAAAGAAAAAAATATTAATGGGAGCTTTATTAATTCCTAATAAACCCATATATAGAAAAAACGAAGAGGGCGAATATTATATTTATTTTTCTAAAGAGACAATCGAGAAAGCCTCCCAATTATATTTAAAACAAGGCAATCAAAATAATTCTACCTTAGAACATAAACACGAATTAAACGGACTTACTTTAGTTGAGTCTTGGATAGTAGAGGATAAAGTCCACGATAAATCTAGGAAGTATGGATTTAATTTTCCTATTGGTACTTGGGTAGGATCCGTAAAAGTAAATAATGATAAGATTTGGGAAGAGTTTGTAGAGAGCGGTAAAGTAAAAGGTTTTAGTATTGAGGGATATTTTGCTGACAAAATGCAAATAAAAGCTCCAAGTATTGAAGAGGATCTAGCTAAGATAGAAGAGGAAGAGGCCGAATATATGCTAAGCGTTATTACAGGAATTATCAAAGACGATAAAAGATATAAAGACGGCAAAAATTTAATATTAGAAAGTTTTAGCGACTATCCTCAGTCAGTAAAAAATAATGCAAAAAGAGGTATAGATCTAAATAAAAAAGTAAACAATAAATGTGCGACAGATGTCGGTAAAATAAGAGCCTCTCAATTAGCTCAAGGTAAACCTATATCGGAGTCTACTATAAAAAGAATGTACTCGTTTTTGTCAAGAGCTGAGGAATATTACAACGAGTCAGACTCTAAAGCGTGCGGTACTATAAGCTATTTATTATGGGGAGGTAAAGCCGGCCTAGCTTGGAGTAAATCTAAACTCAAAAAACTAGGCGTATTAGAATTAACTACTCAAGTTGTGAATGACGAGTTCGCTATTATTGACGATAGACTAGCTTATTCAACCGAAGAGAAAGCAAAAGAAATGGCTAATAATATTGGTTGCGAGGGAATACATACCCACGATCTAGAGGGTAAAACTTGGTATATGCCTTGCGAATATCATAATAAAGACAATATGGCTAAACATAAATGTCCTATGGGATATGAAAAAAAGGACGGTAAATGCGTAAAAAAAAAAGATAAATACGCTGAGGTAGGTAAAAGAGGAGGAATAAAAAAAAGTCCTAAAGCTCCAAAATCAGATACTCCAAATAGAAACCCAAAAGGAAAAGGGACGGCTAAAGGAGACGCCTCAACAAGTAGAGGGGCTAAAGTATCTAAAGCAGACGAGGCCACTTTACAAAAAAAGGCGGACGAGTTTAATGAAAGATATAAGAAAAAATTAGGCTACGGAGTTACGGTAGGAATGTTAAAGTCTGTATTTCAAAGAGGCTTAGGAGCTTTCAACGTATCTCATAGTCCAAGAGTAAAGAGTGCCTCTCAATGGAGTTTTGCGAGGGTAAACGCTTTTTTATATTTAGTTAAAAACGGAAGACCTCAAAACCCTAAGTATAAAGGGGATAATGATTTACTTCCAAAAAAACACCCAAAGAGTGATAAAAAATAATAAAACATATTGGCCGTCTAGAACAAGTCCGAAAGGATCTAGACGAGCTTGTTATTGTAAAGACAAAAATACATACTCGATAGAGTGCTGCGACGGATCATTATTCGCTCAAGGTATTGGAGTTATAAGTAGAGTAGCATAGTGAAAATGCAAAATTTTTTTTATAAATCGTTAAATAGTTAATTATGAAAAGTAGTGAAATGTTAAATAAAATTCGTACTATCCTAGATATTCAAGTAAGGCTTGAAGATAGGAAACTTGAAAACGGAACAGTTATAACGGCTGAGGCGTTTTCTCAAGGTAAAGAAGTGTTTATTAAATCAGACGACGAAAAGGTTAAAATGCCTATCGGCGAATACGAACTAGAGTCCGGAGAGGTTTTAGTTGTAAAAGAAGAGGGTTTAATAGATGAGTTAAAAGAGGTCGAGATGAAATATGACGATAGGGAAATGGACGAACACGACGACCGAAAAGAAGAGGCTGACGTTGCTGATTGGAAAGGAATGGAAAAAAGGATCCAAAACCTAGAAGACGCAATCGCAGATCTTAAAAAAGATAAAGAGTCAAACTCTGAAAAAGTTGAAGAGGTAGATACCGAAGAGCAACTTAAAGAAGAGGTTAAAGAAGTGGAAGTAAACGCAGCAGAGGAAGTGAAAGAAGACGTCTCTAAAGAGGTCAAAGAAGAGCTTTCAAAGCCCGCAGCAGATCCTATCAAACATTCGCCGGAAACAGGAACAGGCGAAAGACCGAAAGGATTTACGTTTTCACAAAGCAAACAGAAATCTATCAAGGATAGAATATTTGAAAAACTTAACAATTAAAATTTAAATAAAATGTCATTATCAATTACTAGCACGTATGCGGGACAATGGAGCGGTAAGTATATTGCTGCGGCTCTTCTATCCGGCGATACAATAGCAAAAGGAGGTATCGAAGTGATGCCTAATATTAAATATAAAGAAGTCATTTCAAAAATGGCGGTAAGTGGAATTATAGCTGATTCATCTTGCGACTTTACAGATGCGGGCGACGTTGCTTTAACTGAGAGAGTCCTACAACCGGAGGAGTTTCAAGTTAATACTCAACTTTGTCTTACTCCATTTGTAAGCTCGTGGGAAGCCGCAGAGCTTGGTTATTCTGCTTACGAGCAGATGCCTAAGAAGTTTAGCGATTTCTTAATCGGCGAAGTTGCAGCTCAAGTAGCTCAAAAAACAGAGCAATCTATTTGGAACGGAGCTAACGGTAACGCCGGAGAGTTTGACGGTTTCGTAACTCTTTTCAAAGCTGACTCAGACGTTTCAGATATTTCGGGAGCAACTGTAACCTCAGCTAACGTAATCGCAGAAATGGGTAAAGTAATTGACGCTTGTCCGTCAGCTCTTTATGGAAAAGAAGATCTTTACTTATATGTATCTAAAAACGTAGCAAAAGCATACGTAAGAGCTTTAGCAGCTCAAGGAGGCGGTTATGAGAATAAGGTTAATATGTGGTACTCAATGGATACTCCATTAACATTTGACGGAGTTAATATTTTCTTAGCTCAAGGTCTTAATGATAATCAAATGGTACTAGCTCAAAAATCTAACCTATACTTTGGAACAGGATTATTAAATGACCATAACCTAGTTAAAACACTAGATATGAGTAATTTAGACGGATCGCAAAACGTAAGAATTATAATGCGTTTCACTTCCGGTATCCAATACGGTTTCGGTAGCGAAGTTGTATTATACGATCCAACAGTTTAATAAATTAATAAGGGGTAGGATAGAAAACTACTCTATCCCTTTTTTTTTAACTTTTTAAAAATATAATAATATGGCTTGTACTTTAACAACAGGACGTAAACTACCTTGTAAGACCGGTTTCGGTGGAGTAAAGAAAATTTATTTTGCTGACTTTGGTACTCTTGGAACAGTTACAATAGACGCAGACGGAACAATCTCAGCATTTTCGGGATCTCCCGCATTTTTTGAGTTTGACGTGAAAGGCAATTCAAGTCTTGAGTCTACTGTAAACTCTTCTAGAGAAAACGGTACTACGTTTTTTAGTCAAACAATAAATGTAACTCTACCTTTCTTAGATAACGCAACTCAGCAAGAATTACAATTAATTTGCGTATCTAGACCTCACGTAGTAGTTGAGGATTATTTAGGTAACCAATTTTTATGCGGGATTGAGAATGGTTGCGAAGTTACAGGAGGAACAATCGTAACAGGGGCAGCAGCCGGCGATCTATACGGATTCACTCTAGTATTAGAGGGACAAGAGGAAAAAGCTCCGGCTTTTGTGGATAGCGGCGTAATTACGGCTAACGCAACTCAGATTACTCCTAACTAATAATATATCTTAATTTTAGTTTAATTATAAGAGAGCGGCTTACGGCCGCTTTTTTATTTTACAAATTATAATATACTTCTCGTTATATAGACAATGATTGTATTAACGACTTCCGCAACTCAGACCTTAAAAGTAATACCTAGAGAATATCTAGGAGCATTTACTATTGAAGTTAGAGATTCAAGTCTTAATAAATCATTTACTTATTTTGAGGATACAATTACGACTAATGGTAACTATATGGAGTTTACAAACAACTATATAGATGCCTCTAGTAATAGTATTTTTAAAGAGGCTAGATTTTATGATCTTGATTTATACGCTGACTTTAATTTTTGGAATACCAATTTAAGTCTATGGCAGTTATACGACGAGATATGGCAAACGGACTCAGATCAAAAAGAAAGAATATATAGAGATAGAATATTTGTAACGGATCAAGACATAGATCAATTAAACGACAACGATCATTATAACATTAATAAGGATCAATATACTACAAATAATTCTTACGATAATGAGTATATTGTAATATGAAAAAACGATTAAGAAACAAATTAGGACAATTTACCAAACACTCAAAGTCTGAGGTTAGTTTTGTAAATCTTAACACTTATTCAGCTCCCGAAATAAAAGAGGTAGCTAATAAAGATTGGATTGAGTATGGAGAGGATAATAACTATTTTCAATATTTAATAGATAGATATAACGGATCTCCAACTAACTCAGCCGCTATCAATGGTATATCCCAACAAATTTACGGTAAAGGTTTAAACGCAACAGACGCTAATAAAAAACCGGAAGACTACGCTAAAATGATTACATTATTAAAACCTAATGTAGTACGTAAATTATGTTATGATCTTAAATTAATGGGACAATGTGCCGTACAAGTTATTTATTCTAAAGACAGACAATCCATAGCTCAGCTAGAACATATGCCTCTAGAAACTCTTAGAGCTGAAAAGGCAAATAGTAAAGGAGAAGTAGAGGCTTATTATTATTTTAAAGATTGGGTTAATATTAAAAATTCAGATAACCCTAAACGTATTCCGGCTTTTGGTTTTTCTAACGAGTCTATTGAAATAATGTATATACAACCATATTCGGCGGGCTTTTATTATTATACTCCGGTAGATTATCAAGGAGGTATTCAGTATTGTTGTCTAGAAGAGGAAATCTCTAACTATCATATCAATAATATACAACAAGGATTAAGCCCGTCAATGTTAATTAACTTTAATAACGGTATTCCTAACGA